CTGGATGGAAGAGAACAAGGTCGCCATCGAGTCCGGACTCCGTACTGAGATCGCCGAGAACTTCATTGGAGCGTTGAAGAACGTCTTCACTGAATCATACATCGAGGTCCCAGAGGGCAAGGAGAATCTGGTTGATACACTCAACACAGAAGTCGCCAAGCTCGAGGAACAACTGCTCAAGGCCACAGAGTCTAACATGAAGCTCACAGAGTCAGTCGCTAAGCTCGAGCGCACGCAAGTGATCGCCGAAGCTTCGAAGGACCTCGCTTCAACAGAGGCTGCCAAGCTCGTTTCGTTGGTTGAGGATGTTGATTTCGAGAACGCCGAGACCTTCTCTAAGAAGGTTCAGAGCATCAAGGAATCATACTTCCGCAAGCCAGCTGTTAAGTCCCAAACAACCCAAACCGCGGTAGAATCGACGATCACAGAGGACGCTGAACTCAGCCCACTCATGGCCGCCGCTTCCGCAGCAATTTCACGCACAGTAAAGCCATAAGGCTTTCAGCGTAACACGCACACACAGTTAGGAGTAAATTACTAAAATGTTCAACTCAGAAAACCTACAAAAGAAGTGGGCACCAATCCTTGAGCACAAGGATCTGCCTTCCATCAAGGATAACTACCGCAAGGCAGTTACCGCCGTCATCCTCGAGCAGCAAGAGAAAGCCCTCCGCGAGGAGCGTGCTCAATCGAGCTTCCAGCCAATCACCGAGACAGCAGCCAATGCTACAACCGGTGGAACAGGCAACCTGGCTAACTGGGATCCAATCCTCATCAGCCTCGTTCGTCGCTCGATGCCAAACCTGATCGCTTATGATATCGCTGGCGTGCAGCCAATGAGCGGTCCTACCGGCCTGATCTTCGCTATGAAGAGCAAGTACACCTCACAGGGTGGCACAGAAGCTCTCTTCAACGAGGCCAACTCCGGTTTCGCAGGAAACGGCACAGCTAACGCTGGATCTTCTTCCTCACTCCCTGGCACAGATTCTAACACCGACACAATCGCTGACGACTTCGCAGTTGGTCACGCAATGACCACAGCTACAGCTGAAGGTCTGGGCTCTGGCTCATCCGGTGCTGGATCTTTCGGCGAAATGGCATTCTCCATCGAGAAGGCTACCGTCACAGCTCGCTCACGCGCTCTGAAGGCCGAATACACGATGGAACTCGCTCAGGACCTCAAGGCCGTTCACGGTCTCGATGCTGAGTCCGAGCTCGCCAACATCCTCTCGGCCGAAATCCTCGCTGAAATCAATCGCGAAGTTATCCGCACGATCAACGTCAAGGCCATCCTCGGCGCATCAAGCTCCAATATCACCGCTGCCGGAACCTTCTCACTGAAGACCGATGCTGACGGCCGTTGGAACGTTGAAAAGTTCAAGGGTCTCCTCGTTCAGATCGAGCGCGAAGCCAACCAGATCGCCAAGGCAACACGCCGCGGTAAGGGTAACTTCATCCTCTGCTCATCCGACGTTGCAACAGCCCTCGCCGCTGCCGGCGTGCTGGATTATGCTCCTGCTCTGAGCACAAACCTCGAGGTTGACGACACAGGCAACACCTTCGCTGGTGTTCTCAATGGTCGTACCAAGGTGTACATCGATCCATATGCCACACTTGACTACGTCACGGTTGGATATCGTGGAACGAACCCATACGATGCCGGACTCTTCTACGCCCCATATGTCCCACTGACAATGGTCCGCGCAGTCGGTCAGTCTGACTTCCAGCCACGCATCGGATTCAAGACCCGCTACGGCATGGTCGCCAATCCGTTCGCTGAGGCTACAGTCGCTGGCACCCAGACCGACAACGGTCTCGGAACCAACCGCGCCAATCGTTACTTCCGTATCTTCAAGGTCACTGACCTGCTCGACGTCTAATACGTCAGCCGAAGTAACTGATACACTAATTGAGGGCCCTCGAAAGGGGGCCCTCTTTTTGTGACGATAAATAATGGCATGAACAATCTCACGCTGAACAAAAACCTGCTGTCCCCGAACGGGTTCAAGCTGACGATCGACTCGACAAAGTTTTCAAATACCGAGTACTTCTGCATTTCTTCACCTCTCCCATCGGTCTCTGCCACCGAGGCAAATGCTCCGTTTCGTAACAAACAGAATTCATATCCTGGTGAAAAAGTAATTTATTCTCCGCTAGACATTCGTTACATGATCACGGAGAACATGGATAATTACATCGAGCTGTTCAATTGGATGGTGGACAACGCGAACACTGGGACAATTAACGCCTACGATATCACGCTGCACATTTTGACAAGTAGCAACAACGTGATTCGTCAGGTGAGATTTGTCGAGGCATTTCCAGTCGCAATCGGCGCAATAGACTTTCATACGCAAAACACTGACGTGGAGTATGTCATCGCTGATGCCTCATTTCAGTATTCCCATTTCTACTTTCTGAAGTAAGATAGATACTTACAGTCCATTACATTATGATCAACATTGAAGAGATCCACGAGATGTGGAAAAAAGATTCCGTCATTGATGACCTGAACCTCGATGAGGCGTCGAAGCAAACAGCACGTCTGCACGCGAAGTATCTGGAACTTCTGTCGACCGCAAAGCTCAGGCTGAAGAAGTTTGAGCTTGACCAGAAAACTCTGCTGCGAGACAAGTGGCTTCATTTCAACGGCAAGTTGGACAAGGAAACCATCGACAAGTATGGTTGGCCGTACGATCCATTTAATGGCCTGAAGATCATGAAGTCCGACATGGACTACTACTTCAATTCTGATCCTGAGCTGCAGAAGTCAGAGGCTCAGATCATTTACCTGAAGACTCTGGTCGAGACTCTGCAAGAGATCCTAGACTCCGTGAAGTGGCGCCACCAGACGATCAAGAACATGATCGAGTGGAAGAAATTTACGAGCGGTGTCTGAGGTCATCAAAGTCCAGAAGAAGAACGAGGTTTTCGTCACGGTCGATTGTGAACCGTCGACGGCATACGAGCTATCCGATTTCTTCACGTTCTTCGTTCCCGGCTACAAGTTCATGCCGGCCTACAAGAACAAGTTCTGGGATGGCAAAATTCGTCTGTTTGATTCTCGAGCCAAGACCCTGTACGGTGGTCTGATACCGTACCTCGATGAATTTGCAGAGGTTCGTGGTTGCACCCTCGAGCACGTCGATTCTGACTACTACGGAAGAGCCGATGCTCAGGCATACCTGGATCTAGACGCCGTCAAGACCTTTACGGATACCTTGCAGCTTTATGCCAACGGAAAAGCGATCGAGCCACGTGACTACCAGCTCGAGGCGATTCATCACGCACTGGTTCATTACCGTTCTCTACTGCTCAGTCCCACGGCCTCTGGTAAGTCACTCATCATCTACTGCCTGATTCGGTATTTTCTGGAAGAGAATCCTTCGAAGAAAGTTCTGCTGATTGTTCCTACAACATCTCTAGTCGAACAGATGTTCACTGACTTCAAGGACTACTCAACGTTAGATGAGAGCTGGGACAACGAGGCGGAGTGCCATCGAATCTACTCTGGCAAAGAGAAGATGGACATCAACTCTCGTGTGGTCATTACGACTTGGCAGTCCATATACAAGATGGATGCCCGTTGGTTTGAACCGTATGGGATGGTTGTGGGAGACGAGGCTCACACATTCAAGGCAAAATCGTTGAGTTCCATCATGGAAAAGTTACGTGATGCCAAGTACCGTATCGGTACGACCGGAACCTTGGACGGCACGCAGACTCATAAGTTGGTTCTCGAGGGATTATTCGGCCCAGTTCATCGCGTCACTACCACGAAGGAATTAATGGATTCCAACGCTCTGGCACAACTCTCGATCGATGTTCTGCTCATGAAGTATTCTGATCTGGTTTGCCAGGAAGCAAAGAAATACGATTATCAGCAAGAAATCGACTTCATCATAGGGCATCAGGGAAGAAACAAATTCATTCGCAACTTGGCCATGGCTCAGGAGGGAAACACGCTGATTCTGTACAACTACGTGGAGAAACATGGAAAGCCGTTGTACCAAATGATCGATGAGAAGCTGAACGAACTTCCACGCAGAACGCGACAGCTGTTCTTCGTCTCAGGTGATGTTGAGACTGATGAACGTGAAAGAATTCGCGCCATCACCGAGAAGGAGAAGGATGCGATCATTGTGGCATCCATGGGTACGTTTTCTACCGGTATAAATATCAGAAACCTGCACAACATCATCTTCGCGTCACCGTCTAAATCTCAAATAAGAATACTTCAATCAATCGGCAGAGGCCTCAGAAAATCAGACGATGGAAGACCCACAAAGGTGTTTGATATCGCTGATGACCTTCACTGGAAGAAACACAGAAATTACACGCTGAACCACGCTGCCGAGAGAATCAAACTGTACGGATCAGAGAAATTCACATTTAAGATTCACGAGGTACCTATTCAATGACATTCGATAACATCGGCGTAGTGCTAAAACTGGTCTCCGGAGAAACGGTGATCTGCCAGGTGGTTTCGGATACCGACAAGAATCTCCTCATCAAGGATCCATACATCATCAACGTGATCACTGAGAAGAATCAGGATGGAATTAAGGCCTCTACGTTTTACTCAGATTGGTTCTTAGGTTCTGCCACACGGGTCCATATGATTCGGAAGGATCACATCATCTCTGCTGCTCTGCCAGATGATAACCTCACCACTCACTATGGTGAATTGGTTGAGATCCGTGATCACAAAGAAGGTGGTTCTCCTGCACCAGCTGAGAAGAAGGAACAGAAATCATTTTGGGACAGTCTGAACTTTGGCTTAGATGGTCAGGATTACCGGAATAACTGATATACTGCCCCCCTCTGTCCAAGGCAGTTACAAAATACCGGATATCTAGGTCGGTGTAAAATAGATAGTTGGCGAAAGCTTTCTATTTTACAATTGGTGCAGATTAGTTAGTGTTAGGGTGAGGATGAAAAATATCATGACGAATGACAACTGAAACTGACACACTAATCAAACCTCCTGCAAAGAAATCAAAGCGGGACGGCGAACACTATGTGAACAACCGCGAATTCTCGCAGGCTGTTCTCGAGTACGTACAGGCAGTAAGGGCTGCCGAGAAGGATGGAAAAGAAGTTCCTCGGATTACCGAGTACATCGGCCGTTGCTTCCTCAAGATCGCCGAGGGTCTTTCTCACAAGCCCAATTTCATTCGTTACACTTACCGTGAGGAAATGGTCATGGATGCCGTGGAGAACTGCATCAAGGCCATCATGAATTACAACATCGCTGCCACGACTCGCACAGGCTACCCAAATGCCTTTGCGTATTTCACGCAGATCTGTTACTATGCCTTCATCCGTCGTATCATGAAGGAGAAGAAACAGCAGGACATCAAGTTCAAGTTCATCGAGCATGCTGGCCTGGAGGACTTCATGTCCAATACCGAGGATGAATTCGGCGGAGCAATGATTCAGGACTCTGGCTTCATCAATGTCCTCAAGAAGCGCATCGATCGGAAGAACGAAGTGGACAAGAAGATCAAAGAGTTCAAAAAGAAACACAAGTCAAAGTCTCAGCTTGAGCTCGTATGCTGATCGCCGTCCTTAACGACACGCATTGCGGAGTTCGTAATTCCTCCGACGTTTTCCTGGATTACTTCGCCAAGTTTTATGGCGAAGTGTTCTTCCCGTACTGCGAGAAGCATGGGATCAAGCAGATCCTGCATCTCGGGGACTATTACGATCATCGGAAGTTCATCAACTTCAAGGCGCTGAACCATAACCGCAAGACGTTCCTGGAACCAATGTGCGATCTTGGAATGACGATGGACATCATTCCAGGCAATCATGATGTGGTCTACAAGAATACCAATGAGCTCTGCTCGCTAAAAGAACTTCTAGGATATTTCCTGGAGAACGTCAACATCGTGATGCAACCAAAGGTCATGAACTATGACGACTGCAACGTGGCCCTTCTCCCATGGATCAATCCAGAGAACTACGCAGAGTCGATGAAGTTCGTGGAGACCTGCAACGCCTCGATCCTCGGCGGTCACCTCGAGTTGAACGGTTTCGATATGATGAAGGGTGTTCAGTCTCACGGCGGAATGGATCCTGCGCTGTTCTCTCGCTTTGAGCAGGTCTGGTCAGGCCATTTCCACACCAAGTCGAAGAAGGGCAACATCCACTATCTAGGAACTCAGTTCGAGATGACCTGGGCAGACGAAGGAGACTGGAAGTATTTCCACGTGTTCGATACGGCCACACGGGAACTTCACGAGATCCGTAATCCTCATGAGATCTACTGCAAGTTCATCTACAATGATGCTCGGCTCGATCCGGATACCATTGACATAACTGATGCCAAGGGCAAGTTCGTCAAGGTCGTTGTGGCCAACAAGACTGATTTCTTCAAGTTTGACAGATTCATTGATCGCCTGCAGAAGCAGGATCCATTCGAACTGAAGATTGCCGAGAGCTATGACGAATTCAGCGGAGACCGTATTTCCTCTGATGCCGTTGATGCCATCACCGATACCGCCACGCTGATGGATACATATGTTGATGCAGTTGAAACTGAACTGAACAAGGATACGATTAAAATCAAGCTTCGCGAACTGTACGCAGAGGCACAAAATCTTGAGGCCGTTTAAGGCATGGCAATTACATTTCGTCATATTAAGTGGAAGAACTTCCTCTCCACGGGGGATGACTTTACCGAGATAAACCTGGACAACCGTTCGTCCACTCTAGTGGTCGGACCAAACGGTGCAGGCAAGTCCACAATGCTCGATGCTCTCTCGTTCGCTCTCTTCGGAAAGCCACACCGAGACATCAACAAACCTCAGTTGGTCAACTCGATCAATGGAAAGAACTGCGAGGTCGAGGTTGCGTTTACTGTAGGCAAAACGGAGTTTCTAGTTCGGCGTGGAATCAAGCCTAGCATCTTTGAGATCTGGCAGAATGGGAAGATGGTGAACCAGGAGTCCCATGCGATGGACTACCAGAAGGTTCTGGAGCAGAACATACTCAAGCTCAACCACAAGTCTTTTCACCAGATCGTGGTTCTGGGATCCTCGTCCTTCATCCCGTTCATGCAGCTTCCAGCCCAACATCGGCGAGAAGTGATTGAGGATCTGCTGGACATCAATGTGTTTACAAAGATGAACACGATTCTCAAGGAGAAGTCTGCGCAGCTTCGGGACAAGCTAGGAGCAACTGCTCATGAGGCCGATGTCAACGACCGTACGATCTCGATGCAACATAAGTTCATCGATGAGATCAAGCATCGTAATGCGGATAACGTCAAGAAGAATCTGAAGAAGATTGAGGAACATACTCAGATCGTTCAGCAACTTCAGGCCAAGAACGAAGAGCTTCAGGCAGAGGCCGATCGAGTTCCAAACGACATACGCTCTTCGTTGAAGAAGACCGAGGAAAAGAGACAAGCGTTGCTTTCTTACCAGGCTCAGATCAAGTCGAACATGCAGAGGGTGGTCAAGGATGCAAAGTTCTACGAGAACCACGATAACTGCCCCACGTGCTCGCAGATGCTCGTTCCTGCATTCAAAGCCGAGAAGCTTCATGCCTGCAAAGAATCTGCCAGAGAATTGACCGATGGTCAGGCAAAACTCGCAGAAGAACTGAAGAAGGTAGAAGATTCTCTCGGAGAGATCTCTACCACGATGAACCGTCTGGACGAAATCCAACAGCTCATTCGGACTAACCGTTCTCAGATTCAACTTCATACCAAATACATCTCTGAGTTCCAGCAGGAAAATGCAGAGATGAAAGATGCCAGCCTCGAGGAGGCCGAGAAGAAGCTTGAGGAACTCCTGGACCTAAAGGAAAACCTGTACACGCAGAAATC